AACGGAGGAAGCTGTGTCAGCTAACAAGAAGATGTACGGTGGGGATCATTATTTGAACATGGGTGTGCAGGTTTGGGATGTGGTTGAGACTTGGCCGATCGAACAACAGATCGGTTACTTCCGTGGCGGGGCTTTGAAATACATCATGCGTCTAGGTAATAAAGACGAACAACTACAAGAAGCCAAAAAGGCCATGCACTACTGCGAGAAACTAGTTGAAGTTTTGGAGAAAAATAATGGCTAGTTACAACGATGTAACAGGCGACCGCCTGATCAACACCCCAAAGCGTGGGCCGCGAGAAGGTCAGAAGCGTGAGTTTGTTCTTGATACCCCCGTGTTTGAGGTCAAGCACTGCGAGAACTGCCATATTAAGATCAGCACCAGCAACAACAAATGTCCGCTGTGTGGGCGGGAGCTACCATGACTAAATCATTCTTTGAGCAGATCAACGAAGCCCGCAAGGTAATGGTCGATCCACCAAGCGGTTGGATGTATGGGTTCCCTGATCTATGGGATAAGGACAAACACGAGAAGCTAGCTGACTTCCTAAAAGAGAAGGGTTACCCAGAGAAAGATATTGAGTTCGCATCATGCTATATGCGGATGTGGTTACCGGAGCAGAACAATGGCTAGTACGCCGGAGGGGTTGGTCAAAAAACGTGTGAAAGCCCTACTAGATAAATACGAAGCACTACATTTTAGCCCAATGGGAACTGGGTATGGGGTATCAGGAGTAAGCGACATTATCGCTCTGTACAACGGGAGGATGATCGCCATCGAGTGCAAGGCTGACGCAAAGAAACAACCCACCGACCTACAGAAACGGTTCCTCAGTAAGGTGATTGATCGCGGTGGTTATGGGCGGGTGATTCATAAAGATAACATCGATGAGTTAGAGCAGTTATTAGAACACTTGGGAGAATAGAATATGACTGAGATGCACGACGTAGTGGAGATGCTACTGAACCGGATGAAAGACTACCCGGAGGATTTTGTGGATGAACCTACCAGACAACCACATCGTTATAGAGAAGCCACCAAGTGGGAACGCGCATTAAGTATGGCGTATGAAGTAGCCTCAGTTCACGAAAAAGAAGCGTTAGATATTCGTAATGCAGAAGCAAAACGGGCGGTTTACATGGGCGCTGCCTTGAAGACGATCTTGAGCACGGATGAGGAGCTAGAAAAAGAGAGACCTCAACCAAACCCATCTACGGTTGTGACGTTTGGTCCAAACACCACACAGATCGAACAGCGCCAAAAAGAATTGGATTACCAGAGCGCGATAAATACAATGAAAGACCTACTAGGATGAACTTAATCACACTTGACTTCGAGTCGGCGTACTGTAAAAAAACATATAGCTTATCCAAGATGACCACCGAGGAGTATGTTCGTGACGAGCGCTTTGAGGCGATCGGGGTAGGTGTCAAGGTCAACGATGGTAAGACGGTGTGGCATAGTGGGGATCGCTTATCGTTGCTGGCCTTCCTACATAACTACGACTGGGAAGATGCGATGGTGTTGGGCCAGAACACAGCCTTTGATGCGGCGATCCTAGAGTGGCACTTCGGGGTACAACCTAAAGCCTACGCAGACACCATGTCGATGGGGCAGGCACTGTTCGGTATCAATAAGTCAGTCTCGCTCAAAAACATGGCGATCCAGTTCGGTATCGGTGAGAAAGGTACGGAAGTTGATGATGCGTCTGGTAAGCGCCGTGAGGACTTTACCCCTCAAGAACTTGCACAGTATGGTGAGTATTGCAAGAACGACGTGGAGTTGACCTACAAACTATTCAACCTGATGCTACCGAAGTTCACGACCAAAGAACTGAAGCTAATTGACTGTACGATCAGGATGTTTGCTCGTCCGAAGTTCGAGCTGGATGTGTCCTATTTAAGACAACACCTACAAAATGTACAGGATAAGAAACAGAAGCTACTTAACTCAGCGATCTGTACACCGGATGTCCTTCAGTCAAACCCCAAGTTTGCAGAGCTGCTAACCCAGCTAGGTGTTGCAGTACCGATGAAGAAAAGCCCGACCACTGGTAAGGAGACGTTTGCCTTTGCCAAGACCGACGCTGAATTCACATCCCTACTGGAGCATCCAAACCCCGTAGTACAAACCGTTGTCGGTGCCCGACTCGGCACCAAGTCTAGTATTGAGGAGACGCGTACAGAACGCTTCATTGCTATCGGTGAGCGTGGGTTACTACCTATCCCACTTAAATACTCAGGCGCTGCGGTGACGCACCGCTGGTCAGGCTTTGACCAGATCAACCTTCAGAACCTCCCACGTGGTGGGGCGCTACGCAAATCCATCAAGGCACCGAAGGGGTATGTCGTACTGGCAGGTGACTTAAGTAACATCGAGTTACGCCTTGGGTTGTGGGCAGCGCAGCAAGACGATCAGGTTCAGAAAATTCGAGATGGTGTGGATCTATATCGCGACTTTATTGCCGATGCCTTGGGGTTGGAGTACAACCAGATCGAGAAAGAATCAGACGAGCGTTTTGTCGGAAAAGTATGCAATTTGAGCTTGATTTACGGGACCGGTGACCAAAAACTACAGAATACTGTACGGGTTCAGTCCAAAGGTAAGACGACTATCCCAATGGAACAAGCCACCATGCTGAAGAACACATACCGCGAGACGAACAAGTGGGTGGTGCACCAGTGGGGTGAAGGCGGTAAGGTGTTGGATGCGCTACTGCAAGGTAAGACGATGGAGTTTCTGCGCGACGGAATTATCCAAGTGACACCTCAAGGGTTGGTAAAGCCCGGTGGTCTGGTGTTGGCCTATCCTGACTTACGAAAAGCACGCAATGCAGAGGGGTACTGGGAGTACACATACGCTCAGAAAGGTAAACTCCGTGACAAGGTATACGGCAGTAAGGTATACCAGCGCTGCATCCAGTCTTTAGCCCGAGATATTATTGGCGACATGGTGTTGGAGTTAGACAAGCTGTTCGGCGTAGCCCTACAGGTCCATGATGAAATCGTCTGTATTGTGCCGGAGAGTGAAGCGGAGAGCGCAAAAGCTAAGATGCTTGAAGTGATGAGTACACCACAAGGCTGGTATGCAGACCTACCACTAGCCGCGGAAGCGGGATATGGAGCAAGTTATGGAGAAGCAAAATAGTGATCTAACGTGGGAGGATGTGATTGCGGTCTGTAAATTGATGGGTGTTAAGCATGAGTGGGACGGAGTTGAGTTGACGGTTTATCGACCACACGGAACATTCGGAGTTACGTTTAGCTCCCCAAGTGACACCCTCGAACATATCTCTGCCCCTGAGCACCCATTCGAACAGAAGTATGCTAATATACTCAGAACCAAACCGTAACCAAAGGATGTGCAATGTCTGAAGTCAAACCCATAAGCTGGTCATTCTCTAGTCTAAAAGCCTATCAGACTTGCCCTCGCCAGTTCTATTCCTACAAGGTCGCCAAGCAGTACGTCCAAGAGGAAACAGAAGCAATCCGGTACGGCAAGATCCTGCATGAAGCCTTTGAGTTGTACATCCGAGACGGCAAGCCGTTGGGTATTGACTTCACCAAATTCAAACCGGTACTGGATGCCCTGAAGAATATCCCCGGCGAGAAGCTATGTGAGTTCGAAATGGCTCTAAATTCAGAGCTAAAACCAGCGTCGGGGTTCTTAGGTAAGGACGTATTCTGCCGGGGGATTGCTGACTTACTGATCGTTAATGGCGCAGTAGCCTATGTCGTGGACTATAAAAGTGGCAAAGCTAAGTATCCAGATAAGAAGCAGTTGGAGCTTATGGCCCTGATGGTGTTCGCCTACTTCCCTGAAGTCCAGACGGTCAAGGGGATGTTATTATTTGTGCATCACGATGTCACGGTAAAGGGTGAGTATAAACGCACTCAAGAGAAAGAGCTGTGGGCTAAGTGGTTGAACAACGTAGAGAGCCTGAAAACGTCTCACCTAACAGGAACTTGGCCCGCTAATAGCTCAGGTCTTTGTCGTGGGTGGTGCAGTGTTGAATGGTGTGAGCACTACCAACCAAAAAGGAATTAGTATGCCAAGCAAGAAACGTAACTACAAATCCGAGTACGAAAATTTTCAGGGGAAGCCTGAGCAAATCGCCAACCGATCGGAGCGAAATAAGGCGCGTCGCCAAGCTGCCAAGGCTGGGATGGATATTGCTGGTAAAGATGTACACCACGTAGTGGCTATGTCAAAAGGCGGTACCAACAAGACAGGGTTGAAGGCAACAAGCGCCGCAGCCAACAGATCATTTGCCCGTAATGCTGATGGAAGTATGAAGTCTGAAGTCAGTAAGCGGGAGCGCAAGAAAAAGTAATTATGTGATGAGTGACTGGACGTTAGGTGTGAGTGGTCCTTTCACCGCGGGGTAACCCCGTTTCATACAAACCGCATCAGTGGCGGCAGTACCAACCTTTCCATGAATCTCCGGGCTGTGACGCCACACCAAAACAACAAGGGCATAGGGAATGCAGATCGTACAAGACAAGGCTTTGCTGGTAACCACAGCACACGCTGACAAAATCAAGACCGCTATCGGCAAGTGCAAGATCGTTAAAGACCACCCCAACGGATTACAAGATGTGCTCGTGCATTGGGATTTACATAATGCGCAACTACTACGAAACCTCGGGATTAAGAACGTCCCCTCGACCATTAGCCGTGACTACAACTGGCCCGGTCTATACAAACCATTCGACCACCAACGAAAAACTGCTGAGTTTCTCACCCTTCACAAACGTGGATTTTGCTTCAATGAGCAGGGTACTTCAAAAACCGCAAGTGTGTTGTGGGCGGCTGATTATTTGCTCAACATAGGGCAGATCAAACGGGTACTGGTGGTGTGCCCACTATCTATTATGAAGTCCGCATGGGTGGGTGACGCGTTCAAGACCATCATGCACCGCAATATCCAAGTAGCTCATGGCACCCGAGAAGCACGTCGTCAGGTCATTGACAGTGACGCGGATATTGTTGTTATTAACTTCGACGGTATTGAGATCATCGAGGACGCGATAGCGAGCGGTGGGTTTGACCTGATTGTGATCGATGAAGCCAATGCCTATAAGACCCCATCCACAAAACGCTGGAAGGCTATGAAGCGCCTTGTCAAACCCGAGACTTGGTTATGGATGCTTACAGGTACCCCAGCTTCTCAGTCGCCAGAAGATGCTTTTGGTTTGGCTAAGCTATGTGTCCCATCCCGAGTGCCTAACTTCGCTGGTGCATGGCGGGATAAGGTTATGGTCAAAGTGGGGATGTTTAAGTACGTACCTACCCTTCGCGCTACGGAGCTAGTCAACCAAGCCCTGCAACCTGCCATCCGGTTCGAGAAGAAAGACTGTCTGGACCTACCCCCAGTGATGTACCAGTCACGCGACGTACCACTGACTAAGCAGCAGGAGAAGTATTACAAGGCGCTCAAGAAGCAGATGTTGGTCACAGCAGCAGGCGAAGAGATCACGGCGGTACACGCCGCAGCAGCCCTAAACAAACTACTGCAAATATCCTGTGGGGCTGTGTATTCGGACTCGCAAGCGGTGGTGGCCTTTGACTGCTCAAACCGGATCAACGTAACGATGGAGATCATCGAGGAGTCTAGCCACAAGGTTATTATCTTCGTACCGTTTAAGCACGCGATCGACATCGTATTAGAGAAGGTCCGTGCCGCAGGGTACAGCGCAGAGAAGATCGATGGTAGCGTCCCAGTCAACAAGCGTACTGAGATATTTCGTCGGTTCCAAGATGAAGAAGATCCACACGTCCTAGTCGTTCAACCACAGGCAGCGGCGCACGGGGTCACACTAACTGCCGCCAACACCATTATCTGGTTTGGCCCAACGATGAGCGTAGAGACATGGCTTCAAGCTAATGAGCGCATAAACCGCCCGGGTCAGAAGAACCACATGACGGTCATCAAGCTAGTCGGCAGCGCCGCAGAACAGAAGGTCTATAAATCACTAGAAGAAAAGACACAGAACCAAGCATCACTAATCGCGCTCTACAACAATATATTTGATGAAGAGAGTTGACAACACTGTACTACCGTAGTATATTTATTACTCAGACATAACCAAAGGGAGATTGATATGTCATTTGATGCAGATAAGCTGGTAACAGCTTACATCGCTATTCGCGATAAACGTAGTGAATTGAAGAAGCAGTTTGAGGAAGAAGACAACAGTCTGAAAGACGGGATGGAGAAGATCGAGCAGGCCATCCTTGAGCACTGCAAAGAGAACAACATTGAGTCCCTCAAGACATCCCACGGCACCGCATACAAACGAGTAAGTGAACGGTTTTGGGCTACTGACTGGGACGCCTTTAACCAGTACGTCAAAGAGCACGACATTCTTGAGGTCTATGAGAAGCGTATTGCTCAAGGCAACATGAAGCAGTTTTTGGAAGATAACCCCGGTGCAACGCCACCAATCAATGTGGACCGCAAGTTCACTATTTCAGTAAGGAGAAGTAAATGACAAACCAAGAAGTGATGGAGATGCAGTTACGGCTAGAGGTTTTGAAGTTGGCCCACGAAGCCGCCGATCCGGGCGCTCTAGTTGATACCATTATCAAGACGGCTAACGACTACTATAAATTTGTTAAAGAAGGAGTAACACCCAATGAGTGAAACCTCACCGCAGGACTACCTCGACAACCAAGAGGCAGCCAAATACCTGCGTATCAGCGTCACCGCGCTGTACAACCTACGTCGTAACAAGGGTTTGCCGTTCATCAAACTCGGTAAGAAAGTGCTGTACTCCCGCGAAGCCCTGAACACCTTCGTACAAAAGCAAACACAAGCATATCTATAAGGAGCAATTAAATGTCTAATATGACACTTTTTAAGGGTGCAAACCTCCCATCACGTCTGAAGAACCAAGAGCTAGATGAAACCACGAAAGCCCTAATGGGCGGTGGTAGTGGCTCAACCTACAAGCGTATCTCGATCAAGGGTAACGTATTCCGCATGGTGTCTGGTGGTAAAGAGATTGCTACCAACGAAGATCGTGCCATGAATGTGATTATCGTGGCCTCCGCCCCAGCCAACAGCCGTACGTACTACGAAGGTCAGTACAAGGAAGGTGAAGTTCTGCCCCCAACCTGCTGGTCAAACGACGGCGTAGCACCCGATGCAGCGGTTAAGACCCCCCAGTGCGGTACCTGTGCTCAGTGCCCACAAAACATCAAGGGTTCGGGTCAAGGTGACTCACGCGCTTGCCGCTTCTCACGTCGTCTGGCTGTGGTGCTGGAAGGTGATATCGAAGGAGATGTCTATGGTCTTACCCTCCCAGCAACTTCTATCTTCGGTAAAGGCGAAGAAGGCAAGCTCCCACTCCAAGCCTATGCAACATTCCTCGGCCAACACAACTGCCCGATTACTGCTGTGGTTACGGAAATGCGTTTCGATATTAAGTCGCCTACGCCGAAGCTGACCTTTAAGGCTATCCGTCCTTTGACCGATGCAGAAGATGAGATTGCAGTTCGCCAAGGCCAGACCACCGAAGCCAAAGCCGCAGTCACACTGACTGTCGCTCAACAGGACAAGGTTGGTGAGAAGGAAGAAGAATTCGAGACTGTGAAGAAGCCACAAGCTGAAGCAGAATCGGAGCCGGTAAAGGTCACCAAGAAGCAGGCACAACCTGAGGGCGAAGCTGACCTTGCCAAAATCCTAGAAGACTGGGGCAACGACTAAGTCCTTGTTTTTTAGAGCGTATTTAGATCACTAGATATGCCACCCCGGGGGTGGTGCAGAAAACCCCCAACACAACAAAAATATAGTGTTAATATAAACACTTCCGACATGTGATCAACCAAGGGACGGCATATATGAATGCCCTGAAATTTCTAACGTCCGTGCTCCCTGATGAGGGAGTTTTTTGTTTAACAAAGATTAGAAACAAGAAGGTAGTACAGAGTTTTTTCCCGACGATTCAAGAACTTAGCGATGCTGCGACCCATGCGGATGTAGGTACAGATGTGTACTTTGGTTGCGCGTCGTATAAGGATGACTCCAGTCGGACCAAGGATAATGTCCAAGCAGTTAAGGCGTTCTGGTTAGATCTTGACGCAGGTCGGGGTAAGCCATACAAATCGTCAACGGATGCAGTCGCTGCGCTCGGACAGTTCTGCACGGATCTAGGTCTACCCAAACCTACCGCTATTACCTCAGGCAACGGTGTACACGCATACTGGCTGTTAGAAGAGGCCATCACCCGCGCAGAGTGGGAGCCAGTAGCCGACCAGTTCAAGCGTATTACTGAGGCCAAAGCACTACAAGCTGACCCCTCCCGCACCGCCGACATCGCCTCCATCCTGCGTATCCCCGGCACATTTAATTACAAGAACCCGCAAGACCCTAAGCTTGTGGTGTCCATCATCGAGGCAGTACCCATCTCGTTTGCCCGTTTCAAGGGTTTATTGGATGAGACCGGCATTGCAGCTGTTGTTGCTAAGCCTAAAGCCAAGCGCGAGCTGGACGAGACTACCAAAGCCTTGATGAGCAACAACCAGTCACGATTCAAAACGATTATCGAGAAGACCGCAGCGGGTAACGGCTGTGCGCAAATTGACTACATCCTGCGAAACAGATCCACACTGGAAGAACCCATGTGGCGTGCAGGGCTTTCTATTGCTCATTGCTGTGTTGATAACGCGATGGCGATCCATATCGTCTCAAAGGGTCACCCCGGGTATTGCCCAGACGCTACAGAGGCTAAGGCTCAAGAAACCAAAGGCCCATACACCTGCGAGACTTTCAAGAAGATCAACCCCGCATCATGTGAGGGTTGCACCCAGAAGATCACTTCTCCTATCCAGATCGGTGCATTTATTGCTGTGACGGAGCCTGTCGGGGATAAGCTTGAGTTTGCAACCACTACGCCAGTAGCGGACCCAGAAGATCCAGAAAACGTCGTTATCGAGAAGAAGGTCCACACTGTTCCGAAGCTACCTAGCTCCTATTTTCGTGGGGCAAACGGTGGGATCTACAGAATTGACACGAATGTGGACGGCCTCTCAACCGAGAAATTGGTATATGAGCATGACCTATATGTGACGAAGCGTCTGACTGATCCAGAACTAGGCGAGTTGATTGTGCTGGAGTTGCATCTACCTATGGATGGTAAGGTTGAGTTTGAGATACCCCTGACTTCGCTTAGCACAGATGCAGTAAAAACAGCCCTTGCCGCCAAAGGCGTCGCTGCAATCGACAAAGAAATGAAGGAGATTATTTTGTATATCAGTAAAGTAGTCAAAGAGTTACAGTCGAAATACAAAGCCGACAAGTCCCGCCAGCAGTTTGGTTGGTGTGATGAGCACAGCAAGTTCGTCGTAGGTACCGCGGAGTACCATGCACAAGGCCAGAACTATAGCCCCGCCTCAGCAACCACCAGTGAGTTTATGACGGCGATGAAGCCTACGGGTGCCCTGCACCGCTGGCAAGCGGCTATGAATTTATACACCCGACATGATATGTGTCACATGGCGTTCGCTGCGTTCACAGGCTTTGGTTCTCCCCTAATGACCTTCACCGGTCAGGAAGGCGCATTGATCAACCTCGTCTCAAACGGATCGGGGTCGGGTAAGACGACCGCACTAAAAGCCGCATGCTCCATCTGGGGTAAACCCAAAGACCTGATGACGTTCCAGCACGACACTGTTAACGCTCGCATTATGCGTATGGGTATCCTAAACAGCCTTGGTGCCTACATGGATGAGATCACAAACATCCATCCGGACGAAGCGTCTAACCTCGTGTACACCGCAACAATGGGTCGTGGCAAAGACCGCATGAAGGCCAACGAGAACAAACTCCGTGTGAACAGCACCCGCTGGAACGGCATCACCCTGACCACAAGTAACGCATGGTTGGGCGACAAGATCAGCCAAGCTAAAGCCACCAGCGACGGCGAGAATATGCGTATGCTCGAGATCTTCGTACCTGAGATTATCATCCCCGAAGGCGACGTGATATTTGAGTTGCTAGATGACAACTACGGTATGGCTGGTGAGATCTACGCGCAATGGCTTGTTGCGAACCCAGATAAGGCAAGCAAGATGGTTACTGCCATGCGCGAGCAAATCAAGAAGGACGCTCAGACCACACCAAAAGAGCGTTTCCACGTGTCGATCCTCGCTTGTAACATCGTTGGCGGCATGATCGCTTTTGAGTTGGGTCTACATGAGATCGATGTAAACAAGGTCTACAAATGGGCGATCGACTTCCTGAAGCAGAACCGTACCACCATCAAGCAACAGATCATCGACAAGTCCAACATCATCGGTGAGTTCCTTGCTAACAACTACCGCAACATCCTGTGCATCAAAGATAGCCTGAATCCGAATGATCCACCACCGACCCTACCTAACAACCCAAGCAAGATCTCGGCACGTTGGGCAGACGACACCAAGAAGCTGTATATCAGTAAGCGTGAGTTGAAGGAGTGGTGCGTACCAAAGCAGATCAGCGTGCAGGAGTTCATTACCCAGATGTCGGTAACCGGTGAGTATCTCGGTGAGCAGAAGAAACGGATGTTGTCAGGGACAGGCCTACAGGCACCCCCAGTTGATGTCCATGTGTTCACCTGCCACCACGAGAAGCTTGAGTCGTTGACGGCGAAAGATAATGATCAAGTTTGATTTCGCTACCGCGATAATGAGGGGCAAACCCGGGGAGTCGTTTTTTATCCCTACCTTGCGCCCTCAGATTTATATCTCAGTCATTTGCTCCACCGCCAAAGAGATGGGTAGAGAAGTGCAGGTGAAGTGTGTGACTGAGCGATATATCAACGGTATCCGAACTTGGATCTTGAAGTAGGTGTCTGTGGTATCATTTCGCCTGACGGCACTTCTCCTTGTCGTCTCTCCCTTCGACTGCGCTTTCCTCCCTTGGCGCGGTCTTTGTCCCGGGCATTTGTTTGCTCGGGACTTCTTTTTAGGACTATAGGATGGACGAACGATTTTTAGAAATGGCCGAAGCGTTCCAAGCTAGCCAATTACAGCTCGCAATCGAAAAAGCCCGAAAAATCAATGAAATAGAGGGTGGGCAATGCCTCAACTGCCATGAGATATTATCCAATAATAAGAAGTTTTGTGATGATGGGTGTCGCGAAGATTATGAACTCCGCGAGAAGGTCCGACGTAATACTTACGCTAGTTAAAGGTCCGCCATACTCCGCAACTTGGATACATTTGCCAACATCCGTTGTTCCGTCTCACGGATCTTACGGATCTCAACTTCTTTTTGGTCGGCATCCATACGAGTATCAGGTAAGGCACGAATCAGATTTTCACGCTCACGTAGTTTTGCCAAGCTGGATTGGATCTGACTTACCTGTTGCTTCACACGAAGTAGGTTCTTAGTTTTCTCTTCACCCAAATACTCACGCGCTTCTTCTACACGTCCGGTCTTTTGATACCGGTTCAGGGTCGCACCAACTTCATCTACCATACCCTTCAGCTCGTAGAAGTCAGTCTTAGCCGCGTTCCCAAATTCCTTAGAAACAAACGTACTCAACCCCGGGGTAGAAGCTAGCGTATCTTGCATTGACTTAGCCGGTTTCGGTGCCCCACTTGCAGAATTGATCGCCGCATCCATCGCCATCAGAGTCAACCCACCGGTCGTACCGAAGTAACCCCGCAGCAAGTGGTCAACATTAACTGGCGCTATCAAACCTGTAGAGCCAATAGCTTTAGACAGCTCAGATGTTGAGGCTGTGAACTGTTCTGCCGTTGTCAGATTCTCGATACCACGACCAATGATCGGACGACCTGTGTAGAAGTTCCTATTTAGGACAACCTCAACCAAAGGCTTGAATGCTTGCGGCACAGGAGTCGGACCAGTAATCGCGTTAACCACCGCATCAGTCATAGCACGGCGAGCCTTGGTACCATCCTCAAACCCTTGGTCCGTCATCAGAGCGTATGTATGCTCAGCAACAATCTTCGGCATCGAAAACAGATCGGTACGGGTCGGCAACATCAAACCAGTGCCCGGGATAATCCAGTGCCGATCTCGAATCGTCGGGTCCATATTCTTGTAGTCGTCATCATCAGCCATCACCGCTGCATACATAAACGACAAGGCAGCAATCTTAGCCGCGTTACCGATGAACACCTTCTTAGCTTCGCTACGGGCGGTAGGCGAAACACCTCGACCTGTAAGCACTTTGTAAGCTACGTTCTGCGCTTGGATATACGCATTGAAGAATGGGATGACCTGACCTGCGATAGCTAACGTACCGCTGGCACCCTTGCGACGGAAGTTGATGATCTCAAATGCACGCTCAATAGCCTTAGCTTTATCCCCACCGGTTTCTTCCATCGTCAGCTTGTAGATAGCCTGACGCACTGCATTATCAGAAGCCATTGAGAACTTCTCAAGTGGGGCCATCAGTTTTTGCCACGTCGTTGGAGCCTTCAGACCGGCGGCCATCTCAGCATCAAGGCGGCTAATCGCCGCAGAGTAGTCACGTACACCAACTGCACCAACCGACTTCAGAGCCTTGTGCGCATCACTTGTATTACGTAGCGTACCGACAAACTCCTTCATCACCTCGATCGGCAGCCGCCACGGGTTCTTCAGACCAGAAGTCAACATCGCAGCAAACGAGTCTTGCGACAACTGCGAGATCGAGAACAAGGGGTTAAGCACAATGTTCTTACGCAGGGCATTCGAGAAGGTAGACAGCGCCTTAAATGCAGGGAGGGCCACCGGCTCCAGACCAGTAAACGCTTTAACAAACAAGGGGTCCGAGAACTCGTACAGCTTACGTTCACCGTCTTGCCAGATAGCAACAGTGTTCGCTTCCATACCGCGCTGCGCCTTAGGGACTTCTTTAGCTTCTTGCAGTACATCTTGTGAGACTTTGACTAGCTCTTGAGCGGACTTGTTGTTAACAGCGCGACGGACGGTGTAGCTGGCCCAACGCTCCATATTGTCAAATATGTTGTTAACTTCCTGCTCACTACCCTTCATCTTATAGGCACGAGCCGCATCCAACAGCCCACGACTATATTCCTTAGGGCCAGCCTTAGATTCCAACTGCTCGACACGATAGAATGGTACGTAGTCCATAACTTCCAGCAGCTTCTCAGCCTCTTCCTTCGAGTATAGACCTGAGTCAACAGCCAACGTCATCGCGTTCTTACGGATACCATTCCACATCTCCGTGATCTTGTTTAGTTCAGGAATATCTTTGAAATACTCCAACCCCAACTCGATCTGCTCATCATTCATATGAGAGAACTTCAGCTTCTCACGCTGCGTCTCAGCAGCATCCTTTTTACCCTTAGCTTCTAGGGCGTCTGCTTCCTTTTCAATCTCGGCGTTGTACGCATTGATCCCTTTGAGACGGCGTGCTTCGATAGCAGCCTGTGCGTAAGCTTCCATCTCGGGGAAAGTAAATCCATACTGGTCGGCAATCTTTTTCAGCTCTTGCACCATGTTCGCCCAGCTATTCTCGTCCTTTGAGGCTTCGAACTTAAATAGCTTGGGGTTGTACTTCACATTACCTTGCTCGATGAACTGGTTGGCTACCGCCTCGTTGTGAAGCGCCTGCGACGTGCTGATTGAGTACAACTTCGCCATAGCGTCAGCAGCCTCAGGGCCACCTTGCTCCAGCTTATCATTTAGTGCGCGACGGATCTTGTTGTTGAGTGCCGCATCAGCTGAGAACACCATCGTCTCAACCAAGTCACGCCACTTCTGTGGAGCCTTAACAACGTCCTTAACCTGAGCTAATTTCTCTTCAAACGGTGACGAGTCCTCTACCTGCTTCACCGAGCGACCCATTTTAGTTAGACGATCAGCGGCGGCAGAGCGTGGGGAGATAGATGCTACCCCTTCAGTTTTAGCTGCGCCAGCCTTCTCAGTTACCTCTTTCTGAGCTTGATCCAGTATGGATCTGATTTCGGCGTCGGAGTAGTTGCGTGTCATACCCATCATACGAGCGAACTTGTTCACCAGTGCTTTGAGTTTGTCCATAATAGATGCAGGTAACCGCCCAGCTTCCGCACGATCCGCCAACACTTCTTCAACAGCCTTGGCCTGCTTTTCCGCGTCAGTTAAGCTCTCGTCATACTCACCTTTATGTACTTGCAGCCACTCGTTAGCGGCGCGTTTCATATTTGCATTGGTGTTATAGAACTTATTCATCAAGCTGGCGAGTTCGTTTTTGAACTTCAATCGCAGGCCTAAATGCCCCAATGCTTCATGGAACACGGTCGCTTCAATATCAGCTGCGCTATTATTGTTGTTGGCGATAACAAAGATGTTACCCTTCTCATCAACAAAGCCTTTAGCCCCCAACAAATTCTGGTCCAGCAACCGCTGTTGAAATCCTTCCGGTAGGTTGTTACGATTAACTACCTGCACATTGATATCACGCTTCCAACCACGCAGGATCTGAGCGACTTGTTGTTTGGCTTGCTCAAGGGGTACACCCGTTGCTGGAGCTTCACCCGCAACTTGACGTGCACTAATATCTCCAAACTCACCTTCGGTTTGGGCGGCGGCAGCGATCTCAGCTTCTTGCTCCGCAGTAGTCTTAGCAGCGGTTTGGATGGGGGCATACAGTTTAGCGAGATCTACTAACTCTTCCGGGGTCGCTTCAGCTACCTGCTGCTGCGCCTCTTCTCGCGACAGGCCTTCCTTACGTAACCCCGCAAGGATACGATTTGTTTCTGCTTGGGTTAATGCACCCCGAGGTGCTGCTGGAGCTTGAACTCCTGATTCAGTAACCCCTCCAACGTCTCCCAATGCTCGTCCACCAACTTCTGTATCCGTAGGGGTGGGTTCTGTAACTGGTCCGACATCAGCGCCCATGCTAGGCTCAGGTCGTTGGGTGGTATCTTCAGCTCGTACTTCACTAGGTACACCGGCACTTGGCTGTTCGTCGATTTGGGGGACTTGGCCCGGGGCGACTTGGTTTGTGAACGGGACTTGGGTGATGTCTTCGGTGACGCCTCTTGCGAGTTGCTCTCGTTTGGCTGTGTCTGCTTGCTCTCTTGCGACACGTTCGGCTTCTTGCTTTGCGACATTCTCGGCCTCCATTTCTGCTAAGAGAGATTGGTATTGTTGATTACGCTGCTTACGTGCAAACTCCGCATCGGCCTGATCTTTCTCGACCTGACCCGCATCTAGTTCAGCTTGTGATGGAAACCCACCTAACTCTGGTTGTTCTTGCAGGCGTGGGTCACTCTTCAAGGCTTCTTCGATCGCAGTAGCAATCTTGCCTGACTTCGTAGTTTCACCGACCTTAGTGAGATTCTCACGCGCCTTGGCAGCCTGTTGCGGGTCATTCAGATCCAGCCCGACAATACTGTACTTACCTTTGGCCTTTAGACCAACAGCACTTGCCAACCCTGCCGTCTTCAGGAAGTTGTTATCAATAGGGGCCGCAGCTACTTCTTGTGGTGCTTCAGGTTGTGGTGTCGTAACATCCAACTCACCTTGCATACCTTGTGGGGTCAACTCAAATGCAGGAGCTTCTTGTTGTACTTCTTCAGGACGTATACCCGTTGAGCCACTCGCGGTACCCAAACCCGGCATAACAGCTGTACCGATCGCGCCACCAATAGCAGGGGCAGCCATATAAGGAATCGATTGACCGAGAGCGCCTTTAGCAAAATCAAACCCTTTACCAAGAGCGGGAATGATTCCTTCTTTCTGATACGCCTGCTCTACATCTTCCCAGCCCGGGCCTTGATATTGCTTACCTTGTTTTTCCTGAGACTTAAGGATCTTTTCACGAGACCCCTCAGCACCAAGACCATACTTGACACCTTCGATCGCGCCACCTAAACCGGTAATACCTGAGCTTACCGCGGGGAAGAACCCCGTCGCCTTCTCACGCTGCTTATCTGCTTGCAGCTGTCCTAGTACCGATTGGTAAGCTTGTTGATCTGAGAGTTCTGAGGGAGAATCAACTTCGAACGATCCCTGACCCGGAATATCAATACGGTACTTTGGCATATTATTTAACTCGGCTGACTGTGACCCCTTGCG